AAGGCCAATCCGAACCTTGGCGTCAGCGTGCCGCTCAATTACATCGAGCGAGAATGCAAACGGGCGAGAGAGGACCCAGGATACGAGAATACCTTCAAGCGGTTACACTTGAACATCCGCACGCAATCCATACGGCGGTGGATTGCTGATGAACGGTGGGACGATTGCCAGGCGCCCCTGCGGCTGGCCGATTATGCCGGGATACCATGCTGGGTTGGATTGGATTTGGCATCGACGCAAGACTTCACGGCGGCGGTGTTCGCCTGGAAGATGGAACATGGTGTCGACATCTGGCCGATGTTCTGGGCGCCGGAGGAAACAGCAAGGAAGCGAGAACAAGAGCGAGCGATACCGTATTCGGCTTGGGAACGGGCAGGTTATCTGCGGCTGACGCACGGGAATGTCACGGACTACGACGTTGTACGGGCGGATATCAATGAGGCAATCGAGGAGCATCGGCTGCAAGTCCGAGAGGTAGCGGCTGACAGATTGTTCCAGGGCGTGGACATTTGCCGGCGGCTGGAAGAGGACGACGGACTTACGGTGATCGCCCACGGGCAAGGGTTTCTCTCGATGGCACTCCCGACGAAGCAAACGAAGGAGCATATCCTGGGCGGCAAGCTGCGGCACAACGGATCGCCCATCATGCGGTGGATGATCGGAAACACGGTGGTGCAGACGGATGCAGCAGCGAACGAGAAGCCGAATCGGGAGAAGTCGGCAGACAAGATCGACGGCGTGGTGGCGATGATCATGGCCGTGGGGCGTGCCCTCGTGGGCGACGGCGAGCCGAAGCGATCGGTTTACGAGGATCGGGGGTTGATTGTGCTATGAAGCGAGCGTGGGACATTTGCGAACTGCTCGGCGCCGCTTCGTGCATTCTAGGAATCGCAGCGGTGGACTGGCGCGTTGCGTTGATACTCGGGGGCCTTGGCTTGTTCGGGTTCGGACTACTAATGGACTTCGTATCGAACAGAACGAACAGGAAGAAGCCATCATGATCGGTTCAGCCCTCGCAAGCCTCTCTGATTCCCGGGCAAAGTGGATCAAAGGCGGCCATCCGCAAGATCCGACGATCGCCAAGATTCTCGCCCTACAAGAGAAGACGGCATCGGGAATCACGATTAACCGGCAGACAGCCCTATCCTATCCGGCAGTCTGGCGGGGAGTGAACCTTATTTCCGGTGACGTCGGAAAGCTCCCGCTCTACGTCTACAAGCGAACGAAGGGCGGAGGCAAGGAACGGGCGAAACGGCATCCGGCAACCAAACTGCTCCGACGCCGGCCACATCCCCGCTACACGTCCAGCGAGATGAAGCGGACGATGACAGCCCACGCACTCTTGGAGGGTAACGGCTACTGTTGGGTGGGCTTGCGTGGAGATGGGGTGCCAATTGACTTGACGATCCTCCTGCCGGATCGGACGTTCCCGGTGATCGTAAACGGCAAATACTGGATCGTCACGACGATTCAAGAGAAGCAACGAAGGCTTGATCCGCGGCGCGTCATGCACATTCACGGACTCGGCTACGACGGAATGCAAGGCTATTCGCTCGTCGACTACGGGCGGGAGTGTCTCGGGCTAGGTCTGGCCGCCCAGAAGTTCGGGGCGTCGTTCTTCGGACAAGGTTCCAGGCCGTCCGGTATCCTGATTCACCCTAACACTCTATCGCCGGATGCAATCAAGAACCTCAAAGCGAGCTGGCGGGACATGGTGGAAGGAATCGATAACGCCGCCAAGCTGGCAGTTTTCGAGGAATCGCTGAAATACGAGCAGATGACGATCACGCCAGAGGAAGGCCAGCACACACAAACACGGAGCTTCGAGATTCGACAAGTGGCAAACTTGCTCGGTTGCCCGCCGCACAAGCTGGGTGACGACAGCCGGACGTCCTACAATTCGTTGGAGATCGAACAGCAAGCCTATCTCGACGAGTGCTTAGACCCGTGGCTTGTGACGTGGGAAGAACAGTGCTGGGAGAAGCTGCTTTCCACGGAGGAGCAGGAACGGGATACACACTTCGTAGAGTTTGTGCGGGATGCTCTGATTCGGGCGGACATCGGAACTCGATATGCTGCTCATAACGTGGCTTTACTTGGTGGCTGGAAGAACCGGGACGAGATCAGGGCGACGGAGAATTTGAATCCACTTCCTGATGGAATAGGGCAGGAATACTACCAGCCACTCAATGTGGGCATCGCGGGAGAAGGCAAATCCGACGATACCAAATCTCAGGCCGACGAACCCGCGGTGCCTTCTGATACGCCGACACCAGCCGACGTCGAACGGAAGCGGCAGATGCTGCTGGCTTCACATCGGGTGCTTTTAGTGGACGCGGCGACAAGAGCCTACAAACGGCTCGGCACGGACGCCAGGCGAGCTGCTAGCCGTGGCGGAAACTTCCTCGAATGGCTGGACGAGCTACCGACGAAACGGAGGAAGCTGATTGGCGAGATGCTCGCACCGGCCATCGACGCAGCGGCGATAGTTGCGGAGCAGGACGCCGGCGAAACGCGCGACAAGATCATCAGTACGTTTTTTGACGGGCTGCATTCAGAGTTGTTGACGGCGAGCGGATGCAAACCCAAGGACTTGCCGGAAGCGATTGGCGAGGCCATGACTTCGCTGGAGGCGAATGGCGCCGAAGCGTTGGCGTCTCGTGTAATCGCCGAGGTTCGTATCTGTGAGGCGGCGTGATGACCATTGAGGAACAACTGCGGAAGGCGATTTCTCGGGCGAGGATTACAGCCAACTTTTCTTCACAGCCGAGCATCAATTTAGTTCTGCGAAATCAGGCAATGATCATGGAATCACAACTCGTGTTAATTCAGATGCTGACAAATCTATCTGACAGCCCACGTTCAAGGCATTATCACCATGCCCATCCCGACGCCGAACCCTAACCAAACACATGACCAGTTCACTTCCGCCTGTATGGCGAACGATACCATGGTGGCGGAGTATCCCGACGAAAAGCAGCGCTATGCTGTTTGCGAATCCCAGTGGGAGAAATCCAAGGAGAATAAAGCAATGGCCAACGAGCACATCGAGCGGCGGTTTCTGCCGCAAGACAAAGCCGGATCGGGCGTTAGAGTCCGAGAGGACGGCAGCCGGGTGATCTTCGGACATGCGGCTGTCTTCTACGACGGCTCGGCCGGCACGGAATACGAGCTGTGGGATGGCGTATTCGAGCGGATTATGCCCGGCACATTCAAGCGGGCCATCCGAGAGGATGACGTTGTAGCGGCGGTGGACCATGACACTAGCCGACTACTCGGGCGGAAATCCAACGGCACACTCCGGCTCGCCGAGGATGACCGGGGGCTCTACTACGAAGCCGATCCGCCGGACACGACAGCCGCGGGGGATGCGGTAAAGCTGCTCGACCGGGGCGACATTCGGGGCTCATCCTTTCAATTCAGGACCACGGATGAGAGCTGGGAGAAGGAAGACGATCGGGAAGTGCGTGTAATCCGAGGGGTGCAGCTCTACGACGTGGGGCCGGTGGCGCGGCCTGCCTACGCGAGCACAACGGCCGGTGTGCGGTCGGAAGCTCGGGCCAGCTACGATACCTGGAAGGCCCAAGAGACGGCAGATGAGCAGCGCCAAGCGGCAGAAGAGGCCGAACGGAGGAAGCGGGCGGATCAGGATCAGGCCGAGACGTCCGCCAGGGTGACTGAGATTGCGACGTTAGGATAGGCTCGGCAGGCATGGCTAGGCGCGGCGGGGCAAGGCGTGGCACCGCAAGGCCTGGCACGGCTCGGCAGGCGAGGTATGGCTCGGCTCGGCGGGGCCTGGCGGGGCTCGGCTTGGCTTGGCCAGGCTCGGCTGGGCATGGCAGGCTCGGCAAACTCGTAAAGCGGCAAGCCGTCGGCCGCTGATACTCGACGGCAACAAGGCTAGCCATAGGAGGACTTTAATGGCTAAGAAAAGTGATACGGCAACTCTGAAACCGATCAACCAGCGGTTGGTTACGGTCCGGCTGGTTGGGCTTTCGCCCCTGATCTGTCACAAGTGGAGCGAGAAGGCGAAGGCCCAGATTCGGGACAAGCAGCAGACCGGGAAGAAGACGAAAAACAGGGAGTTGCGAGACCCGGAGCAGGAGGCGAAGGACGCCACCTATTGGATGGACTCCAAATGTAACATCCCCGGGGCGCCTGTTGTGGCTGTCAAGGCCGCGGTGATCGGTGCCGCTCACAATGATCTCGGCATGCCCAAGACGCTAGTGAGCAAGTCCCTGTTTGTGTACCCGCCGGGGCGTGATGCTCTTGTCCCGATCGAATATGCCCGCAAGGGTCGCGGCGAGGGTGCGAAAGATTCCAAGTATCCCAACGGCGAAACCACTGAGGATGTGGTGCGCGTCGGGCAGGGATCGACGGACTTGCGTTATCGCCCCTACTTCTACGACTGGGCCATCACGACGAAATGGCAGGTCGACGCTGACTTGCTTCAAATCCAAGACCTGTTGATCCTGTTGGACCGTGCCGGGTTCGGTGTCGGCATTTGCGAATGGCGGCCCGAGAAGGGCGGCGAGTACGGGCGGTTTCGTGTGGACGATAAGTTCAAGGTGATCGACGAACCGCTGAACTGAGACGTATAGGCTCGGCATGGCCTGGCGGGGCAAGGCAGGGCAGGGTTCGGCAGGGTTCGGCACGGCAGGCATGGCGCGGCCCGGCATGGCCCGGCTCGGCCCGGCATGGCTTGGCCTGGCTTGGCATGGCCGGCATGGTTTTACTTTCACATTTCAAACAGGAGGTAATCAGAAATGGTAAAGCGACGACAGAAGACCGAGATGGAGATCCGGTGGCGACGGGGCTCCCGCTTCACGGAGGCGGCTGTTCCGGTTGAAAAAGCCTATGCCGAAATCTGCAAGATCAAGGAGCAGAACGGCGGGCAGGTGACGGCCGAAGATCTCGTGATGTACGGCGAGCAGCACACGCGGAGCGCCATGCACAAGCTGATCGGCATGGACGAAGGGTGGGACGACAAGAGCGCCGCCCACCGATACCGCGTCATGCGTGCCGGCAACATTCTCCGCGCGATCGAGGTGAAGTACACGAACGAGCAGAGGGAGCCGGTGCGGGCGTTCAACGTGGACACGTCCCAGTGGACAAAGGAGGCGTCCAAGTACAAACCGTATCGCGGGACCGACGACATTCTGAAGGACGACACGGCCCGAGCAGCGTTGCTACAGTCGGCCTTGAACGAGCTGATCGCATTCCAACGTCGGTATCGGGCCCTGAACGAACTGGCGGTCGTGATCCGCCAGATCGACGCATTTATGGAGGAATTTCACGCCGCAACCTCGTGACGCGGCTTGGAAA